CCCACCAGCCATACCAAATGCTATACGTGGATCAATACCTTGATTAATCATGAACCTAACAGTTTCTGCTGCACTTGAAGTATCTTTATGAGTCGTAGTGGTAGATGTTTTACCTATAGAATCTCCAATATTCGATATGTTTTGCATTTGTGTAGCTAACTCAGCTTGCATTTTAGCTTGTTCTGCTTTAATCTCACCTAATGCCGCATCTGCACTAGCCTTTTTTTGTGCTGATACATAAGATTCATATTTATTTCTCAATCGCTCAGGTACTTCTACATAACCGGCACTATCATTAGCAAAAACTACTTTACCATCTCTATTTTTTGCAAGATGATATTTTTTTCCCTTATCCATCAAGGTTACTTCATTGGCGTGTTGAAATTCTGCTTCTGCTTTATTGGCTTGCCCCATAGAATATAGTGCAAACCCTACAGCTGCTGCTACACCTAACCATCCACCAGCAAGGGCCCACACTGCTCGTGTTAATGTTGTAACAGCTCCCATAGCTCTGCCTGCTGCACTAACTGCTACCGCTCCTGCCGTTGTTGCTCTTACACCGACACCTTCATAGCTTGCTGCTAACACTGCATTCTTTTCAATATTTGCTGTTGCCGCTGCTGTTGCTGTTGCACTAGCTTCTACGGCTTTTGTGCCTGCAACTGTTGCAGCTACACCTACTTTACCTTGACTAGCTACTACAGCCATATCACTTTCTACTTTGCGAACATTAGCCGCTACATGTAGATTTGCTGATTCTTCTGCCGCTACTCCTGTAGATAATATGGATCTATTAACTGCAATTGAACTTTCTGCCGCTTCTGCCCGTACGCTTTGAAAGCCAAGAGTCATAGCCGCTCGAATTTGCTCTGCTGATTGCGTTGCCTTGATACTAATCTTGCTAAATTCCTGCGCTAAAAATGCACTCGTTTCTTCTGCAGATAACTTTTGTTGATTAGCTGTTTTAATCGCTTCTCTTCGCATTTGTGCATATACACGTTCATTATCTCTAAGCGCTTTATTAATCTGTGCTTCTTGCGCTCTTGTTAATTCAGCTGTATCTAACCCCATTGGGCTTTGCGAATTTTTCACAGTTGATACTACTGCATTAACTGCCGCCGCTGCTTTTTTAGCAATCTTAATGCTTTCATACAATGCTACAATCTGAACTAATGTTTTAGCCGTGCTTGCAATCTCATTTTTATTTTTATTAATCCATACTGCCGATTCTTGCAAATACGGTAGTAATTGTGGTAATAATTCCATTACTAATGGTGTAATGGCCGCACCGCTCGCTAGTTTAAGTTGTCCAAACTGCAATTCCATCTCTTTCAATTGAAGAGATGCTTTATGCATTTCTTCTGGATTTAGACCAATTCCTTTAACTTTACTAGCAATCTCTGCCGCTTCATTGTAATTCTGCAATACAGAAATTAAAGCAAGTCCACGAACACCAAGGGTATTCATCACATATTCCTGCCCATATCCCGCATCAGCAGCTGCCCTGTATCCTTTAGCTAACTCTGCCAATTGCTGATTCATTGGCAACATCTTACCATTAGCATCAGTTAATGAAACGCCAAATAGTTTTAGTGTTTCTTGCGCCTTCTTACCTTCATTACTATTTCCGGATAACGCTTTATCCAATCGCATAATTGTTTTAGCTGCTGTATCCGCATCAGAACCTGTAATTTTTAGAATTCGGTTCATTTCAGATGCTTCTTTAGTTGTGATCTGGTACCGTTGAGATAATTGGTAAACTGCTTCGCCAGCTTTCACAGAACCTTCAATCATGGATGTTAGTCCAAATCCTCCGGCCATAATTCCTGCTATAGCTGTAAACTTACTAACCAAACTACCTACACGACCCGTTACACTATCTACACTTGTAGAGAACTCATTAATTGGGTTTACATTAAATGCTTTCCCTACCTGCGTTTCTACTTTCTGTAGTTCTTGTTTAAACTGATTACTATCCGCACCTATCCTAACCTCTAAATCTGCTATGGTTGTTCCCATCATTCCACCTCCTTTCTTTATAAATTAAATGTACGTAATAGCTCCTCTTTTTCGCTTCCCTTATCCTTTACCATATCTTGATGCAATGGATTGAAGATATCATCTACTGTAATTTTGCTTTCTCTCCCTAAGTTTGGAGCAAGCATCCAATATGTGAAATATGCTTGCTTATAGTCCTCTTCTTTTTTACGGGCATAATGGCCATCAAGTAACAAATAGAACTCTTTCATAGTTAGATTTTCAAGAGCATCAGGCAATAGATGTAATGGGCCATATGCTATTGGCTCTACGGTTCTAATCCATTCTTCAATGGAGTCTACTTCTTTTTCTGTTCCTCCACCTGTGCTTCCACTTCTTCTGGTAGCTTTGGGATAAAAAAACCAGTATTATATAACGCCATCATTAGGAACCCTGCCAATGTATCCAATGTGCCTTCACCTTCACAATATTTATCAATGAGATCATATGCTTTATCTTCCGACAAGCCGCCAACTACCGCATATTGCAAGTTCGCCATAATGAAATCAATGCCTACTCGTGCCTGTGCATTGCCATCAAATCTTGTTAGGATTGAAATCAAAGAACATCCTAATGTTCGTTCAATCTGACGCATAATACCAAGTGTATACAATAATTCATATTTTTCCCCATTGACGGTCAATGTAGTCTGTTCTTTCATTTTTATCTCCTTATATAAAATAGGGCGGGTTTTATCCCGCCCTTTATATTACAAAATTATGCTGTTACATTTACTGTGATAGAAATTGTCTTTGCTGCAAATTTTGCTTCAAGTACATGATTACCTACTGTCATATTTTTAAGGTATTCTTTTTTCAAGGTTAAGGTACCTTCTGCAAATTCGTAGTCCTTTCCGAATACCAATACAGTACCAGTATCATCAGTTACAGTACGAATTGTAATGTCTGTTGGTGTCACTGCTACAGTTTTATCTGCTGCAGCTGCTTTAGAGAATGCAGCTGTAGGAGATGTAATTTTAACTTCACCAATCGCAATCAAATCGCTAATTGCGCCATACCCTGTTAAGGATACCTTTAATTTTTGAATTGCATCAGAAGAGTTATCATCTTCAAAAGATGTTGTATTCGCCCAACCTTGTTTGTAAGAACCGTCCGGATATTCTACACGTACATACACGGCTTTACCTTCACGGAATGAATAGCGCAAGATATCCACTGCATTGTCATTTAACACGTATAGACCATCATATTCGATGCTCCAGGACTTCATACCAGGGATGCCTTTTTTCCAACCGCCACTAGATTTATCAGAACCATCCAAGGAGTCTGCTTGTTCTTTGAGTGGTGAGTTCTTTTGACCACCAACCAATAACCATGTTAATGGTGTTTGTTTAGATGCAATATACAATAACGTATCTTTACCAGCAACCGCCTTTGTATCACTAGGTGCCACCGGTAGTGCTGTAATTTGCTCTTGTGTTAATGCCATATTAATTACCTCCTAATCAATTTCTTCAATTGTGTACTCAATCATCATGATTCCGTGATAAGCACTAGTCTTATCTTCGTATCGTTCCCCTATTGCCTGATATAAAGATATATGAGCATCTCCAACCTGTTTAAACCCTTCAAGTGGTAATTGGTAATGTCTAACTAATGTAGCTACATCATTCAGAATTTCATTAACTTCTTTCTTACCAGGTTGATTGCTCCATATATCAATTTGCTGGCTAACTCTATGTACTGCATGTGTTTTATTATCTTCCACAGGTACACCATGAAACTCACCCAACCAAATATACGGCATTTCTTCATCCCCTGCAGGGATACGATCATATACAGGAGCCGTCTGTCCTTCTGTCAACAATTTATAAAATGCTTTTTGTACAGCATTAAATGGAATAGTTTTTATCTTCATTTCTTTATTGCTACCTTAATTGCACCTTCAATCGTTGGACGGACCTTATCCATAGCCGGTTTCATAAATGGCTTTGCAGATATTGCAGGAATTGTAGCATTAGTCATATACCAGCCGGCTGCTCCTGGTGCTAATGCTTTTTTCTTTTTAGGCATTACTACATGCCCCTTTGTACCAAATTCAATTAAATGTGCTACCGGTGAATTTGTGAATACCCGTCCATAGATACCTTGACTATGTGTTTTAATTTCTTCCCTTATTGTCCCTTTAAATTTACCAGTTCTATAAGGTGCCAATTGAATTGCTACAGTTAATACCTCATGCGTTTTATTCCTAGTTACTTCTTTAATTCGTTCTTGTGTTTCAGAATTATAATTGTGAATATCTCGCATGGCTTTATAAGTAGCATTAGATATATCAGCTTTTACAAATGCCATAGTTACCTACCGTTTCTTGATTGCCTGACATGTCAATATATAAGAATCCGTATTATACTCTATGTCTAATATTTCATAATTTGTATTACGGTACCTAATAATACAATCAGTATCAATTGCTTTTAACGGTCGTATCTGTATACCTTGTGTAATTGCTGTAGTAGGACCTTTCCCACTATCACCATCCCAAAATCTTGGTTTTAAAATAGCGGCCCATACCGTGGCAATTCTACGTGGTTTTTCTTTTTTAAACCCACCTTGTCCATCCGGCTCTATGGTCTGCCGTAATATTTCTATACGGTTCTTCATAGATCCAATCCGTAACATGATTATTTACCTTTTCCGGACTTGGAACCTTTATCCCCATCTTCGTCTGGTGGGTTTTCATCACCATCATTATCCTCATTTGGTGGATTTGGATTTCCTTCTGGTGGATTTTCTTCACCACCAGTTTTAGCATTCGGTGGAGTAATTCCCGCATCATCAATAACTTCAATTAGACCTGTTTCTACATATGGTTGCGCTTTTTCATTTTCTACTTCTACTACGTCATCAATTTGAAGCCATTGGCTATCAATGATTGTTGGATGTAATACTCTTACTTTCATTTGTTACCCCTCTTTCTTATGTTCAATCTGCAGTAATAATGAAGTAATAGTAAACGGTAGTTCACCACCACCGCCTACTACATTTCTGTTATCATACCAATGCCCACATAACATCTTAACGACTAAAAGCATTTGACTATTTTTTTCGTCAAATGCTTTACCTGTGCCGTTTTCTATATATGTTTTTGCCGCTTCAATATAATTTTCAATTACTGTATTTTCATCATTACTGTCTACCCGTAAATATTCTTTTACATCATCCAGTAACTTTTGCATAATAATTACCTTATGCCAATTTCAATTGACCAAATACAGCTGCTTCATTATCAACAATTTTTGTATCAAAGCGAAGTGTACCACGGATATTGTAACCATCTGTTGCAAACGCATTGCCACCAATATTTGTACCTAACAAGGTAATCGCTTCACGGTCATACAATGTAATTGCTTCTGTTAAATCCCCAATGATAACTGGTGCATTTTTGCCGCTACCGCTAGTATCTGTAGGTAATACCTTATTACTTACAACTTTAACCACTTTACCACTTAACATCTTTTCAGTTGGATTTAATGGGTTCGGTTGTAATAAATAATGACCTTGTGTGTCTTTCAATTTATCAAGGTAATTATACCCATCTTGGTTAGTTAAAAGGATAGAAGTCAATGCAATTGCTGGATCTAAGTCAACATTTAACACATCTTTTAATCCATCAATACCTGTAATTGGTTTTTTCGTAAAAGTATTAATTAATTTAGCGATTTCTGTATTACGTGTAATCGTATCCTTTTTAGCCAGCCAACGATACAAATAATTCAATAAGTTTTGGTCTGTATCTGCTAATAGTTCACTAGAAATTGGCAAAATACCTGCATATTTTTGAACTTTGTATTCAACTCGATTAAATTCTGGAGTTTCCAAATTTGCAATGTTTGTCAGTTCAGCTACATTTGGGAATGCTGTCATAGTGGATAGCTTTTCATAAGTTCGTTCACCGCTCATAGTGGCAACCTTTTCAACACGTACTAATTCATCCAATGGGTTTAATGTTCGTTTCAATTCATTAATGGCTGTTTGTACATCTTTAGGTACAATAAATCCACCATCTTTACCTGTCCCTTCATTCAATGTGCTAGCACGCACCAATACTTCATTTTCTTCTTTAGACAATTGATCGCCACGCAAAGCACGAGCCATGATTTGATTTACATCAATATCATTATCATGATTTTGATGTTGACGTGCTTCTGGTGGTACAGTATCTACACTGTTTTCACCCAATGTAATTTCTACTTGTAATTCACGTTTTAAGCGGCGCAATTCTTCTGTTGCTTGCTCCGCATCATCCAGTTTACCTTCATTCATTAGGCCACGGATTTCTTCAGTTTTTGCTGCCATCTTTTGGCGTAATTCACGTTCTTTTTCGTTCATGGTTTATCCCTCCAATAATTCTAATTCAATTGCTAATTTACGTTTTCGAACTTCATCTAGTTCATTTTGTTGAGTCTTTTTAAACACTTCTAAATCACGTTTTGCCGTATCTGCTTCTGTATCTGGATATGCCGGTGTCGTAACAATCGAAACATCCCATAAGCGTTTGATCGCCGTAATTGTTCGAATGTATACATTATCATCTTCATCCCATATCCATTCAGAACCACTTGGAGCCAATGAAAATGCAAATGAGCATTGCCCTACAACACCCGCATCAAGATTTGTAATTAAATCTTTTGCATATGTTGTTTCCGTTGGTGTTAATCTAAAATACAAACCAGTATCATCAACTTTAAGCTCCAATGACCCCGCCCCTGATGGCACAGTATTCCGTGCCAATGGATAACTTTCATCATGGTTATACAAAGCAACGACATTATTCATGTCTGTATTATCCAAACAGTTTTTAGATAACATTTCCACAAAGCCACCCATATTTTCTGACCGGGTTCCAAACTTCAATGCATAGCCTTCGATATATGGTAACTCACCGTTATCATTCTCCACCTTCCGGATTTCTATCTTGGTCTGAAGTGTTCTCCGTTCCTTGTCCATTCCCCTCACCTCCTTTCACTGTTAAGTCTTCACCAGCTTTAATTTTTGCCAGTTGTAATTTCTCCAAATTATCGGTAGTCGTATAATTTAGAGATATAAAATGCTTATCACCCATGCCATCATTCATAGGCTTTTGCTCTTCCATGGCTCGCACTTCATTTAGTGTGTATACCCCAGTCTGAATCATCTTTGTGTAGTATTCAGCCCTAGACTTACTATCTCCTCGAAGTTCCGCATCAGCATTAAACTTTACATAATATTGTTGGCGTTCTATTTTAGTAAAAAGTTTGTAATTAATTTCTTGTTCCCACTGCATAAAAATAGGAAGCAGTGTTGACTTGATATATTCAAGCCCCATTGCTTCCGCATTTGCATAGGTTGCTCTATCTAGTTGTGCTAATTTATGAGGAGGCACCCGGTAAACTTTGGCCACCTCATTAATCCCAAATTTTTGCGTCTCAATAAATTGTGCTTGATCAAGCTGCATACCTATGGTCTGAAATTTTAAACCCATATCCAATACAACTGTTTTACCAGCATTATCTGGACTCGCATACCTGCTTGCAAAATCTTTCCTCAACTTATCCTTTGCTTCTTGATTGATTTTTGAATCTGTTTGCAATACACCGGACACTAGTGTTCCATTCTTGTAGAAATTACTGATAAATTCTTTCGTTGAATTCTGCCCTCGTAATTCATCAACCAATGTTCTCCATGGTGCTTTACCTACAATGCCATCTCTAGCCATTGTTTTAAAATGCAGTACATCAGATGGTTGTAATGTAATTGTTTCTCCTTGTAATGTTTGTGTTTGATATGTTAATCGCCCAGTTTCTACATCCAAATATGGAACAGTAGATGATGGTTCTAATGGCCATATTGCCTTAGGAAATCCATCATTTCCCCAGTCAATAAATGCGAAGGCATTGCCATACAACCCTACATGCATTTGTAATGTTTGTTTCAATGTAAATGCACTCATTAAATGGTTAGGCCTTGTATATAACAATTCTGCTACAGGATGTTTCATCCCTTTTGTTCTATCTCCATCTCCATAATATGTATGGATTGGAAGTTTTGCTAAATCATCTGCCAAGATACTGACGCAGGCAAATACATTTGAGTTTTTTATAACATCACTTACCCGCATAAATTTATTTGTTGACGTTCCTAAGAAATCTATAATTGAATCTGCATCAACATGATTAGGCTGCATGTAGCCATCCCTTTTTTCAATGAACTTTCTTAGTATCAATTGTTATATCTCCTTTCCTATTCTCCATATGGTCTATCCCTCGTTCCTTTTCTTTCAACATGGTATGCCGTTCCAATTATGTATCCAAGTACACAGGATGCCAACGCAATACTATATATGCCTACTATCGTATGGATCATAAATCCTCCGATGCAAAAAAAGATGGCCCCTATTGTAAATAGCAGGTCATCAATTATACTTCCTATTATTCTTATGTATTTCATTACGACTCCTATAGACTAAACTCATCACTCATTATGTACATACTTAAATCATCCTCGGCCGCTACTTTCGCCCTTGTGTAAGCATTTATTACGGCTGCTATTGGGTCAATTCGTTCAGTACTTTTGGCTTTATCTAACATAATATTTTCTTGAGCATCAACTTTAGTTACAGCATTACTAATTGCCCAATCTAATAAATCATTTGTTGGATGCAATATATTGCCTTGATATGTTTCTGCTCTGAATGACTTTGTAGGTTCAGACAATGTAATAATACCTTGTCTGATTTCTACAATTCCCCATCCTTTATTTGATTCTAATTCTTGTGTATAGTGAGTAGCATTATATGGATCATAACAAACATCTTTAATATTTAATCCATATTTATTTAATGTTTCTTCAATCCACTTAGTCATGAACCGATAATCAACAATTTCACCTGGAGTAATTGTTAGCCATCCTTTTTCACTCCATAGTCTATATGGGATTTTATCTGTTCGTTCTTTTGTTTGTACTGTTTCTTCTGGTATAAAACCGTGTGCTAAAGTAATAAATTTCTTACTGTTATTAATATCTACCGGGATTACTATCCCAGCAGCTGTAAGGTCAATTGTTTTTGATACGTCAATACCTACATATGCATCATATCCATATAGTGATATTCCTAAATCGTTTTCAAAGTCCTCATTTAATCTTCCTCTTGCCTTCCATTTTGCCATATCAATATATGACTGCGCTGATTGTTTAACCCATATATTCATATTTTTAGTCATAAATGACACCATCTTTTCTGGGCTTTCTATCGCTGACATATAATTACTTCTGATATTCTTTAATCCTACCTCATATGTAGCTGCAATTGGATTGGCTTTTATCCAACACTCTTCATCGTTTATATCATCAATCAGATTCCCTTCTTCATCTCGATCTAATTCATTTACCATACAAAAATAATCCGGAATATCAAATTCGATATCCGGATTTAGAATTTTACTTACTAATGGATATTCAATTCTATAGCAAGGCCCACCTAAATTATTACCTGCTGTTGTAATAATAAATAATAAAGGTTGTCGCCGTGCAATCATCCCTGTCTTAATGACTTCCAATATTTCATCTGTTGGATGTGCATGATATTCATCAATCAGTCCACATTGCGGATTTAAACCATCACCAGTTTTTCCATCATCCTTAGATAAAGCACGCATTATTGAATTACTTTTAATATGTACAATCGTACTATATGCTTCTTTCCACTTGCCTTTAAATAAAGCACTTGATTTTTTAAGCATTGCTATTACTTCATTATAAATAATTTTCGCTTGGAGTGTTTTAGTCGCACCAATATAGACTTCTGAATTATCTTCACCAAGTGCCATTAATTCATAATCACCAACTAGACCTAATGATTGAGATTTTGCATTTTTTCTTCCTACTTGCCAATATGCTTTTGTAAATCTTCTGTATCCAGTATCTTTATGAATCCATCCATAAATATTACCAAATATAAAGCGCTGTATTGGTGTAAAAATAATAGGCGTATTTACTAACACGCCTTTAGTATGCTTATGTAAACTTGCCCATTTATAAAATCTCTCTGCTTTTGCATCATCAAAGATATAAGGGAATTCATCTGTTCCTTCACGACTTATATCCCTCAGAAATCTTTCACATGCCCATCTATGTTTCTGGCAACAATGCTTTGTGTCATTAATACAGTCTTTAGCATATTGTATTAACTCTTCCTTTATTGTCATATATCACCAAATCCATTCTGATCTAATTCTGTTTTTTCTTCCTCTGGTGGTTTCTTAGGTACGTTTTTAATTTTAGCCAATGGATTCAAGAATAATCTATCTTCCATTTTAACCAATGCATCCATCTTTGCATTGATTGCTTTATCGAGTGCAATGAGTCCACCTATTGATAAGATAAATTCATACTTCTCTATCATCTTTTCAATTCGTTTTTCAGGAACCCCTTCATCTTTCAACTCTTTTTCAATATAATAATGCTCTTCAATATTAATTGATAATTGGTTAATTATCGCTCTTCGTTCAATTAAGTCCAGATATTCACTATAGGCCATACAGTAGCGGCCTAGCATCCCAATATCTCCGGATGCTACAAAATTAAAATCTTTATAAAGGCGTATTAATTCTTTCCATTTTGCATATGCATTTTTGTTGTTTTTTATATGTTTTGGACATACTAATTTATCATTTCCAAAACGTATTTCTGTATTTTTTCTATGTTCAATTTCGGCTTTTGTTAAATGTCGTTTATTTCCATCAGCCATGATTAAATCTATAGGTTTCGCATTTCGGCCCACTACTTTTTCACCTCTTTTCATTGCCTATAAAATTTTCGTTTCTCAGAAATAGTTTATTTCACGAACTTTTTACGAAGAAAGGAGCCACACGGTCTGGGTTTTCAATGCCCAAACATTTTTAAACAGGGGGGTATTCTCACTATTTATCATTATCGTTTAGCCATATTACCAAAGCCGCCATTCTCTCTTGCTGTTTTCTTATCATGACAGCGTTTATTCATAGCTTGCCAATTGTTTCTATCCCAAAACAATCTCATATCTCCTCTATGAGGAATGATATGATCCACTACATTCGCTGCCAATGGATTGCCTGATGCCTTGCATTCAGCGCATTCACATGTTGGATGTTCCGCAAGAAATACTTTCCTAGCTTTATCCCATTTAGAGGTATATCCTCTAGCATGTGCAGATAGTCTTGTATTATCTTGCTTAACTTTATGCTTTTCACAATATCTATCTGTTGTTAATTCATGACATCCAGGATACCTGCATTCATGCCTTGCTCTTTTCATTTGCATCTCCACATAAAAAGCACCCACTAATTATTGTGGGTGCCTTTATTTCTTCTTCATTCCATATTTACTTACACTATCATTATATCTTTATCATTACGACACGTCCACGACACTTTTACGACAATTTACTTTTAATCCCGGTTAATCCCCACAGAAGAATGGACATCTCTTCCAATCCTCTTTTGATATAACGTTGTACTGTTCGTTCATCTACATTAGGATCTAATGAACTGCCAATGTCTTTCAATTGTTCGCCGTTAATATAATATCGTCTAACGCAATCACAATAATTCACTCTACGACATTTACAACGCTCATCATAGATATCAATCATGTTATCTATGTGCCGCATCATAAGTTCTGTTTGTTCCTTACTTCTTATGATTGACTTAACCATCACTTTACTGTCATCATCAAACATCTCCCCTAACAGCTTGTCTAGCCATAAGTCTTTGGCTTGTGAGGAGTCAGATATACTATTCTCCACATAAGTCTTTAACTTATTGTAGTGTTTGAATAGCTTCATTGTGTTGTGTCTAAGAGTATCTATCGTTTCCTTTTCATTCCTACTTATTTCCTTTCTATATTCTTCTATTGCTGTTTTAGCTGCAATAGTCGTTATTTGTCTTATTAATTCCTGTTCAGTCAATGGCTACCTCCCGCATCAAGCACTTTGTACTATTTCCCTTGTACGATTTTCAACGCTGATTCTGTCCAATCATGTATATGTTCATCTGCATATATAAAGTATTCATCCCCACCATCAATCTTTTTGTTTTTTCCTTCTACATATGTAAAGATGCTTGGCGTTCCCCATGTACTAGTTACATAGGCATCATCATGGATTACTTCCCCATGATCATATATAGCCCCACATGTATTATCCCAGTCTTCATTAATACCAGCATATACCATTATATTAGGTCCATATTCTAAAATATGTTTTGCCACTTTATCCCAATTAAGATTTCTTATTTTTCCCCCTCTTAATTGGGCCTCTATATTATTATTGATGCACTCTATTGTATCCATAATTTTTCACCTATAATAAGCCTTCTATTTTTATCTTCATATTAATACTTACACCACAATAAGTTTTCCATTGCTATCAACTGGATACGATTTTGTTTCTAAAACTACATAACCTGTATTTTCATAGCCATGTTTCTTTTCCCATGCACGGAATACCTTTGTTAAAGCTGCGCTTAGCTCATCAAGATATTCAGTCTTAACATTTGATAAATAATCACAAGCCCACTCAGCTATTTCATCATCAATATCATAATTGATAATGTCTTCAATCACTCGTTCTGCATCAACTTCTGGAGTGTAATAATTAGGATGTCCTATTCTCACAACTCGTTCATATTCATCTGTGAGCCATATCTCTCTTAAATCAGGTTCCCACTCCATAAGATCATCGATAGCCTCTTGTATTGTATCTTGTGGGTCACCTGCATTTCCGTAGTCATCGACCCAGCACCATTTATTCTTATCTTTCTTTAACATGGATCATTTCCCCTTCTTCTGTTTTGCATTGGCTCTGTATTTTGCTCTATTAGTTTGCAACCGTTCTATACGCATTTTCTCTTCACAATCATAATCACTGCATATTACTCGGTTAGTTTTATTTGTATAGAATTTCTTACCGCAACATATACAGTACCGTTCGTACTTATATTTCTTTGCTTCTTCCGCATCACGCTTCGCTCTTATTTCTGCCCTTACCTCAGCTACTGTTCTCTTCTTTGGTATTGGCTTTCCTGCTATACAATCAGGACAATGCTTTTCTGAACCTACTGGTGTGAATAATCTATCGCACCTATGACATTTCATTTGCATCTCTTTCTATCTCCTGCTATTCACAATATTCTAATAAGCTTGTTTGTGTTTTCACATCGCTTAACATTTCTGATTTCGCCTTACTATAGAAGTCTTTTGATATTTCAAACCCATATGCACTACGTCCTAACTCCATAGCTGCTCTTAATGTTGCGCCACTACCTGCCACAGGATCTATTACTACATCACCTTCATCAGTAAAGATTTCTATCAATCTTTTTAATACTGATACAGGCTTTTGTGTTGGATGGATTTTAGGAATGATGTTTTTGTTATCCCTACGCCATTCAAACCAGTTAAATATCATCTTGTGATTATTATTAAATTTCGGTAATTTTCCCCTATATAAAATCAATGCATATTCTGTAGCACCAACGACACGCATATTAGCCTTTAATGCCTGTGCTGAATAATTCTTGATAAAAGAGATCGGTATATAATTCTTGAACCCATGTTTCTTGGCATATTCAATTACCATCGCTTGCTGTTCATAGCTACAGAATACAATCATACATGGAGCCTTGCCCCTCTCTTTTGGTTCTTTCTTTAATAAGCGATTACAGAAATGAAAGTATTCTGCAATATTGAAATTATGATCTGTATTAAAGAATGCCTTTCCTGCTTTCTTACTTTCGCCGTTTTTATTGTCTCCACCTATATACCACATAGGATTACTTGCATATGCTGCCCCCCCTAAATTATAGGGAATATCAGCTATTACAAGTTGTGCCTTGGGTATGCCATATCTTTTGTAGTTCTGAAAATTATCATTAAATAATTCTACTTTCATATCCTGTTTAATGCCTTCCATTCATCTAGTTTGAATACAGCCTTACCATGCTTTTGAGCATATTCATATTCACCTTTACATCCTCTACTCTGTTCCCAGCCATCACATAATACTAGGATGTCGCAATGCCCTAAGAGTCCTAGACAAATATCTAACCCCTTTTGATATTCATCACCTGTCAAATAAACAAATCCATAGTTATGGATAGGTGATACATAATCATTGGCTTTATCTGCAAATATTAATTCATTCATGATTACATCTATCTTTTCTCTATTGCTTTTCTTCCCACCATAAGGGTGGGCTACATATATAAGCTTCTTGCTCATTAATTTAATCCCCTCGCAGCTCTATTAAATGGACTATTTTCATATGGTGCGATATCATCCGCATCATCCATGTCTAAATCATCATCTTCACCAATGATCTCCGCATCACTTGTGTTTGCATTTCCATTGGCTTGTTGTTCTTCATCAAATAGATTGGCTTGCGCACGTTTTCCTTCAATGTATGCTTCAATTTCACCTAGAACTAGATTAATGTCTTCGGCTAAGTCCTTATCAACATCTAACCATTTAGTGCTAAATACACATACTTCGCTTTCTTTATTTCGTAGATATCCCTTTACTTTAATGCCAGATACTTCATCTGGGAAGAAATCTTTACCACCATATCTAAATTCAATTCCTGATACAGCTACCATGTTTTGAGCGAATTTAAATGCTCCAAATTTTGATAGTAACAATGCTTTCATTGTGACATGTGCTTCCTTGAATTCTGGTCTTGGCTTTTCATACGATTTCAAAGAATGCTGCTCATCCATTCCTTGTACGTATTTCGTATAAGTAATATCAAATTTACCGCTTTCCATTTTAAATTTTGTTATTGTATACCTCATTTTCTTTTCTCCTTTACTTTTCTAACATCTATATACCCCTTGCAATTTATGCATTTCTTAGCCATGATATAGGGTATTTTTACTCTAACTCCCCTTTTATCCGGCACTGGCAGCATTAATTTATTTGGGCATTTACAAGTAGTTCTTACAAACAATCCTTGATTTCCTGTAAACTTTACTGCATGCTTACATGTTTTAGCTTTTAAAAACATATCCTTTGGTCTTGCCATTACCGCATCAACCTTTCCGCCCTTTCTAGGGCTTTATTTCGTTTCTTTTCTATTGGCAATGTCTTTGCATTGCCCTTATCAAAAGGGTATTTGTTCATCATTATTGAAGTTATCAAAGTTTGATGCTTCATTGTGGGCCCCATTTAATGTTGCTCCCACAAAACCTGCAACTACTTCTGTTATGTATCGCTTTTCGCCATTCTGAGTTTCATATGATCGTGTTTGAATTCGTCCTTGTACTAAACATTTATTTCCCTTCCGTAAAGTCCCTATTTCTTCTGCTAATGTTCCCCAAGCTACACAGTTTACAAAGGCTGTCTGTTCCTTTGCTTCCTTTGTATTAGCATCAATATAAGTATTGCTTGCAGCTACTGTAAATGTTGCTACTGCTCTACCAGTCTTTGTATATCTTACTTCTGGGTCTCTCGCTAGATTCCCCATTAAATTAACATTGTTCATGCTTATTCTCCTTTATGCTATTGGTATAAATACCATCTACTTCTTCTAATTCAGTAACTGATATTTCCCCATTTAGCCATGCAGCACATATAGCTACATCCATAAATGAATTTGTATATATTTCCCTGTATCATTCCATGCATTCATTGCATATGCGTTTATAATTGCTTCTCCAGTTGTTCTAGGAATAAATACAATCCCACTATATTTGTTTTCCATTAATTATCCGCCCTTTTATTCCATGCCTTTTCACAATCTAAATACAATGGCCACTCTTCAAAATGAGTGACGGCTCCACATTTATCACATGCCACCAT